GATTGAAGAATCACTAAAGCGTAACAGACATGATCTAATGTATCGTGGTATCAAAGTGCAACGCAAGTTCGCTTCCAAGAGCTAGATCACATGAAAATCAAAAGCAGGGACACAACCCTGCTTTTTAATGAGTAGAAATACGTAGGCAATAATATTCGTTTCAATTTTACTTTATTTTAATGTTCTATCATTAAATAGTAGTAGAATTCTGAGGTGTATCATGATACCTGCTCGCCACCTTATCATGTAACTGTTAAGGAGGAAAACTTTAAATGCACAACATTCTATCACGCTCTCATTTGAATGAGTGGCGTCACTTAAATCAAGATCAAAAACTCAACGATTATTATGAATGTCTAATTGAAACATCCCAAATGAACAATCATGAGGGTAAGAAAATATGCAAACAAATTCTTAAATAAATTTAGAGGGGTTACAACCCCTCTTTTTTATGGTATAATATATAATCAAAGTTTTATTTCTATACGTCCATGAGAAATGTGAGGCCGCAAGTCAATTGGTGTGGTACAGGACCATGGTATAAAGGTCATGCTCATATAGGAAAGTGTGATAACGTTGAAGGTAATTGGGAGTTCCCAAGGTCTGATGGTAAGATAGGTTTTATTACTAAAATTTTTATAGAAGACATCCTTCACTTACTAATAGATTCTAGATTAAAAATGATAGATCTTTGTGACATTGCTTGGAAAGGAAAGCATTACTTCCCTCATCATACTGGACCTCATTGTTATTGTTGTAAGGGCAACCCCCTTGATTACGATTACAAGATAAAAAAAGCAAAACATACAAAATATAAGTCTGCTGATCCATCATATCCAGGAATTGTTTTAGAGAATGCTCCCAATCCATATGATAATAAGTATAGAATGATTGATGGTAGGCATAGGTTAATGAAGTTGTTGCACTCAACAAATGTAACATCATCTCTACACTATGTTCTTGATTATGATGAGATAAAGAAGTATATAATTGTGGAGGTATATTCTCACAAAGAAAAGAAATTTATACATGAGAAGTTTGAAGAGGGTTGACACCCTCTTTTTTTGTGGTATAATATACTCATCTGTCACCTAAATATGGATAGAGACAAACAAAGATGGACACTCAGACTGATTTAAAATACTCTGACGAACAACTTAAGTTGAGGGAGGATTGTTTAAAGATTCTTCTTAATAAATTTGGTGGTAGTTGTGATAGTCAGTCTAAAATATACGCTTGTGCCGATGAGTGGATATCTAAAGGGCACAAGATATCTAATGGCTTAGTTGCCTATTACAAGACCTACTATGAGACTAAAAGACCAGATCAAATTAATAAAATCAGCACTTAAAAAAGATGAGTTGTATTCTGATGTAGAACTATACTATATGAAGAAACAATTAAATGAATCAAAAGAACTACTTAAACAAAAAAAACTAAGGAGAAAAAAAGGATTTAGTAATGAACTCAGTGAAACTAGTAACAGTAACTCCTGAAGCGGAGAAGACAATGGGGTACGTGGCGAGAGTCAGCAACCCTAACAACCAAGACAACCCTAAGGTTGCTGGTCTTCTAAAGTATTGCATCAAACATAATCACTGGTCTGTATTTGAACAGGCACACATGACTGTGGAGATTGAAACTACACGTGGTCTTGCTGCTCAGATACTGAGACACAGATCATTTACATATCAAGAGTTCTCTCAAAGATATGCTGATAGTAGTTTGTTGGGTGATAAGATTCCTCTACCTAAACTTAGAAGACAAGATACAAAGAATAGACAGAACTCTACTGATGATCTAGATGAATTTCTAGTTCAAGATTTTGAATTGGAGATGGAAAAATTATTTGATTCATCAATGAAGTTATATCAAAGTATGTTAAAGTCGGGTGTTGCTAAAGAGTGTGCTAGATTTGTACTACCTCTTGCTACACCCACCAGACTATACATGACTGGATCAGTCCGTTCATGGATCCATTACATTGATCTACGATCTGCTAATGGTACACAGAAAGAACACATGGACATTGCTAATGCAGTTCGTGATGTTTTCATTGAACAGTTCCCTATTTGTGCGGAGGCACTTGATTGGAAATGAAGAAACTTACATTAGATGATTATAAAAAAGCAGGTGAAGAGTTCTGGCCTAAGTATGAGTACATCTCACAAAATTTAAGTGAGGAGTCTAAGTATGGTGAACCACCTAGACCTGAAGCAGTGCTGAAAGTAATGGAAGCACTTGCTGCTGTTGCTCTTAAGCAAAAGGTTGAAGATAAACTTGCCCCCTTTGGTTTTAATAAAAAAGATGCCGACGTATCCTGTAGTTAACAAAGTAACTGGCGAACAGAAAGAGGTTCGCATGACCATGACCGAATGGATTCAATGGTCTAATGATAATCCTGATTGGAAAAGAGATTGGAGTGATCCATCTACATGCCCTTCATCTGGAGAAGTTGGTGAGTGGAGAGACAAGATGAGGAAAACTCATCCTGGTTTCCATGACATCATAAAGAACAAAGTTGTTCCTAAAGCACCAACTAACGATAGTATCTCACAAAAGTATAACTAACATGCCTAGAAAGAAGACAACTAAATCACCTGGTCAGGGGATGACTGCGAAGCAACGCAAGCGTCGTAAACCTATCAGTGAACAGTACATGCTTCCAATTGAACCACTGACTGATAATCAGAAGGTGATGTTTGATGCATGGGATGAAGATAAAATGATCTATGCTTATGGTGTAGCAGGTACAGGTAAGACCTTTGTCGCACTCTACAAGGCACTTAAAGATGTCTTGGGAGAGGATACTCCATATGAAAAGATCTATATTGTACGATCACTGGTAGCAACTAGGGAGATTGGTTTCTTACCTGGTGACCATGAAGATAAGTCTTCTCTCTATCAGATACCATATAAAAATATGGTTCAGGCAATGTTTGAGATGCCAGATGACAATTCATATGAAATGTTGTATGATAATCTTAAGGCACAGGAAACTATTTCTTTCTGGTCTACCTCTTTCATAAGAGGTACAACACTTGACAATGCTATCGTTATCATTGATGAGTGTCAGAACCTGAACTTCCACGAACTTGATTCAATCATCACTCGTGTAGGACAGGACAGTAAGATAATTTTCTGTGGTGATGCTGCACAAACTGACTTACTAAAGATCAGTGAACGCACAGGCATCATTGACTTCCAACGTATCTTACAACAGATGCCTGAGTTCTCCTTAATTGAATTCGGTATTGATGATATCGTTAGGTCTGGTCTCGTTAAGTCTTATCTGATCAACAAATTAAACTTAGGTTTATGAAGTTGTTTAATCACTTAGGACTAGATCCTATTGAAATGGTTGCTGAATCTGTAAATGGTAAACGTGTTTACCTTACACCTGAAGGAAGTAAATTTCCATCAGTTACTACAGTCATTAGTAACAACGCTAAGAAGAAAGCGGGTATCGCTAAGTGGCGAGCTCGTGTTGGAGAGAAAGCAGCAAACGCTAAGACTTCTCGTGCTACAGGTAGAGGAACTAAGTATCATTCTATCGTAGAAGACTATCTAAACAATGACTTAGACTTGAAAAAGTATAAGGCACATCCCCTTCCTGTACTGATGTTTCAGCACAGTCGTCCTGATTTAGACCGTATAAATAATATACATCTACAGGAAGCAGCACTCTACTCTAAGCATCTTGAAGTAGCGGGGCGTGTTGATTGTATAGCAGAATTTGATGGAGTCTTATCCATTATTGATTTTAAAACTGCTGAGATACCAAAGAGAGAGGCTTATCTTTACGATTACTTCGTTCAGGAGACAGCATATGCTTGCTGTTTACAAGAACTATATGGGTTGTCAGTTAAACAACTCGTAACTATTGTTGCTTGTGAGAACGGTGAAACTCAGGTAAAAATACTTCCTCCTAAGAAAGAATTTTTCATTAAATTAATGAGTTACATCCACGAATACCAGGAACAATATGGAGAAAAAACAATTACTAGAGGATAGATTTATGACATCTGCGAGATTTTCGCAGGAGGTGGAGAAGATTGCTCATGCCAATCAAGATATGAATTACATTGATTCAGTTATACATTACTGTGACCTCAATGAGATTGAACTTGACAGTGTGAATAAATTAATTAGTAAACCTCTAAAAGAAAAACTTCGTCATGAAGCACAAGAATTAAACTTCATGAAAAAAACAAGTCGTGCCAAATTAATGTTAGTCTAATGAGTAATTTCTTCCAGTCCGAATTAGTCCGTGGTGACATTCAAGAGATGGTTCAACTGCAACAGTATTGTTTCAGGTCTGCCATGAACTTTGTTCTTCTAGATGAAGAGCGAAGAATAGAATATTTTGATGCTCTTACTACACTAATAGAAAAACAGAAGATCTTTTATGCTCGCATCAAACTTAGCGATGATCCCCAAGCGAAGTCTGTGTTAGACACTATGAAGCAAGGGGTCGTTATGCTAGGTGCTACACCCAACACACCCATTGAACAGATGTTTGATGAGTTAATTGAAAAGGTGACTTACCTCAAGGAGAGGTATGAGAACGGCGAAGGTCCACCCGATGTGAATTTTCCTAAAATTCCTAAAGAGGGTTGACGCCCGACCCTTCGCCTGTTATAATGTCCAAGTGATAGGGCAACAAACAAACCAAATCCTATTAAATCCAATCAAATCCTATGTCATTCGCAGATCTAAAGCGTAAATCCCAGACCAATTTTGACTTCCTTCAGAAGGAATTAGAGAAATCATCCAGCAATAAGAATGTTGATGAGCGATTCTGGAAACCAGAGGTTGACGCTTCTGGAAATGGATACGCAGTTATTCGTTTCCTACCAGCACCAGAGGGAGAGACTCTTCCTTGGGCAAAACTGTACTCCCACGCCTTCCAAGGACCAGGTGGTTGGTACATAGAGAACTCTCGCACAACACTTGACCGCAACGAGAAGGATCCCGTTGGTGAAGTGAACCGCCGTCTCTGGAACAGCGGTGATGATGCAGACAAAGAGGTTGCACGTAGACAGAAGCGTAAGCTTCAGTATTACAGCAACATCTATGTTGTGAAAGATCCTAAGCACCCTGAGAACGAAGGTAAAGTTTTCCTTTATAAGTATGGCAAGAAGATCCATGATAAGATCCTTGCTGCAATGCAACCTGAGTTCCAAGATGAAGAGAAGGTAAATGTCTTTGATCTTTGGGAAGGTGCTAACTTCAAGTTAAAGATTAAGAAAGTTGCAGGTTTCTGGAACTATGATAGTAGTGAGTTTGATTCTGTCTCTGCTCTTAGTGCAGATGATGATCAACTTGAAGCAACATGGAAGCAAGAGCATAGTCTTGCTGCATTCACTGCACCTGATCAGTTCAAATCATATGCTGATCTTGAGCAGCGTTTGAATCTTGTTCTTGGTGTTGGTCAACGTGCTTCACGTCCTTCTGTTGACAGTGAAGAGTACGAACCAAGCAACTACGATCAAGCAAGTGATGGTTTCAATGAATCAACTGCCAAGTCTTCATTTCGTGAGAAGATGAGTGCCCCAACACCATCTCCTGTTAAGAAGGAAGCAGTGGTAGAAGATGATGATGCACTATCATACTTCGCTAGTTTAGCAGAAGAATAATATGAATGTAGTACAAGCATGGAATGACATCTCATGGACAGATGCCATTCCATTCACTCTCGTAGTGATCGGTCTTTACTGGGTTAAAGTTAAGATTGATACCTCTGCTGGTCTCGGTAGAAAGAAGAGTAAACAGTTGAAAAAGATCATCGTAGATGCTATACTTGAAACACAAGTAAAGACAGGCAAACCCTAAGTGAAAGATCCTGGTGAAGTAATGATGCACCCCTTATGGGCAGGGCCTGTATTGTTAATTGGTATGATGGTGTTGATTCAAACCCTTCATACCATCACTCACTGGCGTATGGAAATAGATGCTGATGCATACTGTAGAAACAATGCTGAGTGGGTAGAAAAGAATACTAATGATGATGACTACTACTAGTCAAAATCAAAAAGTCAATTCCATGAAACTGCAAAAAAAATTCGGGCAAATTTTTGCCCGAAAAAGTCAACCAGATTTTTTTAATTTATTACTAATGTAATTGTCTTCTTGTTTGTAGAAGTTTTGCTTTCTGAAATCATCTACAAACTGTTTAAAGTATGCAGGTTTGAGTAAGTAGATTTCTCTCTTCTTCTCATTCTCTTTAGTATAATGTTCAGCAATGGTAACGGGGCGGCAAACCTCGTTGCCATTTTTTATTGTCATAGTACCATCTATGTTTAACTTATGAGTTCTGTTGTAGAAAGTCTCATCTACATGCATACCAGGAGTGTAGTGACCAACATCATATGTTTCATAGTATGTGATAGTTCCTAATGGATCATCAAACTCTGACTCTAATACTTTATTAAGTTCTGCATTTGTCATTGGCCAATCGTAAGTAGAGTTGACCATATTATTTGTTAGTAATATAACCCAATCATAAAATGGATTACCATATACTTTGTCTGCAACTACATCAGGACGGTCACCATCTTTAATAACATACTTATTAAAGAACACTGCATAGGAGAATACATCCTCATTGATTTTATATCTACGAAAGAAATTCTTTGCAGTTACAAAATCAGATTCAGAGAAAGGATAACTTATTGGTTTCTCATCGTATTCGATGTTTGGAATTAGTGAAAAGTACATCAGTAGTTGTCTACCTCTTCTGCGAATATGAGTTTGGTTTCTTGGAAGTTTAATCCTAGTTGATATGCTACCATAGTACCATCATCATATGTAGCATAGGTTCCATCAGGTGTGAAGTTTATATCAACCTGAGTAACAGCACACATTTTATATTGTGGTACATCTCTATTTAATCCACCACCACGCATGAATGATACTTTACAAACGTTAGGTACTTTAATGAAGTTGTTTGAAGCATTTCTTCTGGAACCTGGACCTATATTTGTTGAGTTCATTTCAGTACCATCAGAAAATCTAGGTAGCATTGAACGTTTAAAGATCTTTAGTATCTCTTTAATATCTTCTGCTTCACCACTATTTCTTGGTATCAACTTGTAATTTAACTGAAAGTTTCTTAGATCAGTTCCACTGAATAGTAGTTCAACGTTAGGGTTAAGAATAACACCACGAGTTGTACCAAAGACATCATTCTGACTTACACCTTCACCTGTAATCTTTGATATAACTTCTCTAACTATTTTGTTTCCTGTGTTAGGAATTAATTGAGAGAATGCATCACCCATAGTGTTTAAAGTATTTTGTACTACTTGTCCACCATCACCTGACCCTACTGTAGATAGTGCATCCCTACCAATGTTACTGAATGATTTACCACTCCAGTTTGCTTTGTATCCAGTAGAGATATCTTCTGGCATGTATAGGATGACAGGATCTTCAGTTGTTTTCTTATAGAAGTCTGCTCTAGTTGCACTTTCATTATATACTGCAACTGGGTTACTCTTATCTTTAGTATCACCCTTGTTTATATTCTGGAACGGAGGTTGGTACTGGTACATTTCAAACATAACATAGTCAGCATTAGGTGCTTGTGCTATATCTCTTGGGTAACGTTTTGCACCAGTGGTACTTGCTAATGTAGGTTCTGCTAACTGTGCAAATGCTGTTGATCCACCTTTACTATCTACAAATTCTGTTTTCTCAATCTCATTCCAAGCCTTACCATCCCACTTAAAGTAAGTATCTCTCATACCTGTACCACCTTGTCCACTTTTTCGGCCATTAGCATACCTAGAAGTCTGAACAGTTTGTCCAGGCTTAGTTCCTAGTGACAATGGTTTTCCATTCTTCTTGTTATGCTTCATTTACTTTGCCATCTCCGTGGATTTTTTAGTCCCATATCCCTTGATTCTTCTGGAACCTTTGATTTTATCGTAGAAAACTTCATCTGTATCTTCCCATACCATTTCTTGTTTGATAGGGAACATCGTTCTGTTGTGGTCTTTTACAAAGTCTGCTGTTGGTAGAAGAATGGCAGTGTCCCATTCAGCAGCAGCAAGATCAAGATATAGACCTTCTACGTGTGCTGTTAGATATTTATGGAAACACTTCTTAGGTAAGTCAATTCTACCTTGCATTAGTTTCTTTGTTGCAAGTAATCTCTTCTTTGGAGAGAGATAATGTAAGTTTGCACCCCAGAATTCACTCTTGTTAACAGACTTAATCACATAGACTAAAGGGAATCTATCATAGTAAGGCAACCATCTCATCTTTGCCTTATACTCAAACATATACAGGTGTCCTACAGCAGTAGTTTTTCTCAACTCATTTGCATCTTGTTCTACAGCAACACCTGCATCGTCTGCTCTTTCGTCTCGTATATATTTTTTAAAATTCTTTTTGTATCTACTAGCTTCTGCTTTTACAGCAGATCTATACCAAGAGAGTGATTTCTTCTCTCCTTTTGTTTGTTCGTTTACTCTCTCAAACAGTGTTTTATATCCTGGTTGTGTGTTTACAGAGGTACGCTGAACTGCGCCAAATCCAGTTGCCATTTGTCATACTCCTAGGTGATCTTCGGTTAGTATTAAGAAGTTCATCTGCCTGTCTTCACAATACTCACGTGCCGCTGACCACTTAGTCTTGTTTTTTGCGTATGTTAAAGCAGCATTTCTATATGAGGCAGTTCTTTTATTTTTATCATTCGGTGGTTTAGTTTGTTTTTTTGGTTTGATCTCAATAATATATTTGGCAACACCGCCAGTCTTTTCACGAACCTTTATGTAAAAGTCTGGATAGTATCGTCTCACTTTACCATCGGGAGCACGATAGGGTATGATTACCTCTTCGCTCCCCCACTCCATTATTGAAGGATTGTTATCACAAAACACCATGAACTTGCGTTCCCATAGTGATCTGTAGATAACTCTAGTTGGATTTCCACGATACTTTTTGGGATTGATAGGTTTATAAATCCCAGAATATGCCATAAATATAAATTGACCAACATAGGTATTTAGTGTGTCGATAGATCGTCTGTTAACAACAATGTCAGCGAACGGTGGAATGTCGTTCAGCAATAATTTTGTTGTGAAGTTTACGAATCCACCAGTTGAACCACCAGGTACAGGTGCGGATTACTTTGAGATGTTCTGTAATGAAGCACAATTACCAAACACAAACACAGCTCAAGGTGAGATTAATGGATCTTACGTTGGTAGTGGTCAGGTTAAGTACCCACATAGTAGAATCTTTACAGAGTTTCAACTAGGATTCTTATGTGATGCAAATATGAGTTCATTGAAATTTTTACAAGATTGGTTAGATTTCATTTTTAATGAGGAAGGATCAAATGTGAATAGAAAGACATTAAGAGAGATACAGTCATTGTCTACAACTTCACTTAGACCAGAGAATAGAACAGTTAGATTAAAATATCGTGATGAGTATGCATCTACTATATTGATTAGTAAGACTGAGAGTGGTGGCAATTCACCTATAGAAAGAGCACCCATAACATATGTTATAGAGAAAGCATATCCATATGCTATCGATGCTGTACCCTTACAGTTCGGCTCAAGTCAGCTCACCCAGGTAACAGCACAGTTTTCTTACATGAGACACTACACGATAAAGAATGACATTACCATGATGGGTATGAAAATGGGTATATAGTCAGCAAATTCAACTTTTCAATTCCATAAAACCCGAAAAAAATACTCAGCATATTTTTGCTTCAAAAAGTCGAGCTAAATATAAATATGAACTGATCTAGAGATTATGGCGTTACCAAAGGTTGCACTACCAACTTATGAGTTGGAAATTCCGTCAAATGGCAAGAAACTTAAATATAGACCATTTGTCGTAAAAGAAGAAAAATTACTACTGTTAGCACTTGAATCTAAGGATGATAAGCAGATTGAAGATGCTACTAGAATACTATTAAAGAATTGTATTCAATCTCGTATAAAACTTGAAGATTTAGCAATATTCGACTTAGAGTACATTTTCCTCAATATTCGTGCTGTGTCAGTTGGCGAAGTTGTGGAAATGATCTTAACATGTGAAGATGACGGAAAAACTCAAGTTAAGTATAATCTTGATTTGACAGATGTTAAGGTAACCAAGCCAGAAGGGCATACTAACAAAATTATGCTTTCTGACACTATGGGTATTATAATGAAATATCCATCATTTGACGCATTTGTTAAAGTTTCGGTTATTGGTAAAGAACAGACAAATGACGATATAATCTCTATTATGGCATCTTGTATTGATCAGATATATGATGGTGAAGAGGTATATGACTCATCTACTACTTCTAAGAAAGAATTTGTTCAATTCTTAGATGGATTGACAAATAAGCAATTTGAGAATGTACGAAAATTCTTTGATGATTCTCCTGTTCTGAAACATGAATTTGTTATTAAAAATCCAGAAACAGGTGTTGATAATACTTTCCGAATTCAGGGTTTAACCAATTTTTTCGGATAGCACTCTTCCATATGACAATGGAAGGGTACTATAAAACAAATTTTGCCTTGATGCAGCACCATAAATACAATTTGAGTGAAATTGAGAATATGATGCCATGGGAGAGACAAGTTTATACTAGTCTTCTCATGCAATACCTAGAACAGGTAAAACAAGAACAAGAAAAAGCAGCAAAACAGTAATGGCACACGGTTTTCTATCCTATGACCCAGTAAGCGGCGAAAGTCCTTTGGCCAATTGGCTGCAGAAGAAGCTTGAGAAAAAGATTCAGAAGGAAGGAGAGAAATTATGGAATAACTTCCAAAAGAAATTTGGTGATTTATTTAATAAGACTAGAGATACTACTTATAGAGGG